TCCCGTCGTTTGGAATTCGTAATACTTGTTCTTGATTACGGTTAAGCAACTACTAATAGTGGTTACCAAAGCCGTTCTTGAAGCTGCATCTTTAGACTTGATACCTGCGATGAATTGGACCATCAAGGTGCTTCCAGCCGTGGTAAACAATGCCTGTTTTCCATTGATAGCTGTGATGACAGCCTGCACAATGTCGTTGAAGGTTGTAATGAGTTCAGCTTTCTTTGCATTTGCGCTATTGATAAAAGTCGTAAGCATCGTATTGGCTGCCTTTGACACTCTCGAATTCGCATTCGTGAAAGCTTTAATAAAACCATCAATTCCAGCATTACCAAGAGCCTTAAGGTCCTTGCTGAATCTAGACATTCCGCTTGTATCGATGGTTTCGATACCCTTTGCAAGGTCTACCAGTTTCTTAAACTCTGTAACAACGCCGGAAAGCTGAGCCGTATTTACGGTGCTTATACTCTTGTAGTACGAGGCAAAGGACTTACCAAAAGATACCAATTGTTCTCCAAATGAAGCAATATCGTTATCACCGGTAAACCAGCTTACAATTCCACCCGTGTTGGGAAGATTGGTCGATAGTTCTGCCAGGGCTTTCGCAGCATTTGCAGAATTGACCACAACGTTACTATCAAGCCCTCTTACACTATCAGCATAAGCCTTGAGACTCGGACCGAATGCTGCTAATTCCTCCCCAAATACGGTAAGCGTGTTATCGCCAGTAAACCAACTGACAACGCCACCTTGGCTCGGTAAATTAGTAGCCATCTCAGCCAAAGCTTTTGCGGCATTGGCCGAATTGACCACAACGTTACTATCAAGTCCTCTTACACTATCGGCGTAAACCTTAAGGCTTGGGCCAAAGGCTGCTAATTCTTCTCCGAATACGGTAAGCGTGTTATCGCCAGTAAACCAACTGACAACGCCACCTTGGCTCGGTAAATTAGTAGCCATCTCAGCCAAAGCTTTTGCGGCATTTGCTGAGTTGATTACAACGCTTGCATCGAGGCCTTTTACGCTGTCCGCATAAGATTTAAGCTTCGGACCAAACTCCATAAGCTCTTCTGCAAATGCAGAAAGGCTGTTCTCTCCTGTGAACCAACCTACCACACCACCAGAATTGGGTATTTCTTTTGCAAACTCGGCAAGAGCCAAAGCAGCATTAGCAGACGCCTCCACAACAGAGCCGTCAACACCCTTAATGGATTCATAGTAGCTTTTAAAATATGGTCCAAACTCGGCAAGTTCCTTACCAAACTTCGTCATAGAAGAGCCACCAGTAAACCATGAAGTAAGACCTTCAAGAATATTTGCCGCGGTAAGGATAAGGATCGTTTCAGCAAGTGCTTTTACTCCGTCCATAGTGGAAGCATCGATTTTACTTGCCCCATCAAGGAACGGTTGTACATTGGTCATGAATGCTGACAAATCGGCACCAATCTTTGGGAAACTGCTCGATACCCCACCCATGAATCCTCCGACAATACCACCAACGAACTTTCCAATAGCGGTACCAATACCTTGAAGTAGATTTCCGCCTTCGTTGATAAACCACTCCAAACCTGGTATTTGTGCAAGTGCTCCAATTGCAGCCAAAACCAAGGCCAACTCAGCTATCACAACGCCCATACCAAGGACACCGACCATAGCCGCAGGAACAAGTGACGCCACAGCCCCAAGAGCAATCATGATAGCCGACAATAATCCGATGCCAGCAATACCTTTGAGTAAAACCTCAACATCGATTCCGCTGAGTGCGTCTATGACTCCAGAAAAGAAAGCCATAAGAACATTCACGCCGGCTTGTATCAATTGAGGTAGTTTTTTTGTGATGGCATCTAATAGGACAATTAAGAAATCAAATATCTTTTCTACAATACCCGGAGTGTATTTTACTAAAGCATCAAGAAGATTATTCAGTAAAGTAAACACTGCTTCGGTAATCATAGGAATCGCTTCTGTAAATGCTTCTAGCGCACTTGCTAAAAGTACAAGAAACGCATCCTTGATGATTGGCGCGCCGTTGATAATAGTATTGCCAAGAGTAATAAGTCCTTCACCAATCTTTTCGAAGAATATAGGGATCAGACTTAGTATTGCAGAACCAATAACGACAATAGCTCCGGCGGCGGCAGTAGCAGAAACGGATAGTGCAGTTAAAGCCGTAGAAAATGCCAGAACACCAACTCCAACAGCCGCTATACCAACGCCCAGAAGCGCAATAGCCGCACCCAACCCGATTATCGTCGGAACAAGAGGTTGCAAGATAAGAGCCGCAGCGCCAAGCACTACAAATACTCCAGCTAACGCTAAAAGTCCTGTACCAATCTCACTAAGGGGCATGCTACCAAGCTTTTCGAGGACCTCGGCCATAATAGCAAGAGCAGGCGCAACAATCAACATAGCTACTGCACCAGGAATTGCTTTTTGCATAGCTTTCAGGGCAACGGCGAGTATCGTCATTGAACCTGCCAAAGTGACAAACCCTTTAGCTATCTCTTCCCAGCTCATACTACCCATCTCACGAAGAGGTTTAACAAGAATAGTAAGTGCCGCAGCAACCCCAATAAGACCTGTAGCCTTAGCGATCATGTCTTTGGGCATAAAATTTAAAGCGAGGGTTATAGCAGCTAAAGCTCCTGCCAATGTAGTAAATCCTCTGGCAATTTCATCCCAACTCAACGAACCCATTTTTCCAACTGCTTCGCCAATTATAAGCAAGGCAGCCCCCATAACAACCATTCCGGTAGCTTTGCTGATCATTCCCTTAGGCAAGAACTTCGTAGCAATTGTTATAGCCGTCAAAGCTCCAGCCATTGTGATAAGACCTTTTCCAATCTCTTCCCAAGATAATTTACCCATATGTTCAACTGCTTCTGCAAATATAAGCATCGCAGCACCAAGGGCTATCATACCTATGCCCGTTGAGATCATGTGTTTCGGATCGCCCATAAGACGTGTAACTGCGACTACTTCAGCAAGAATGATTGTAAGTCCAGTTAAACCTTTAGCTAATTCTTCCCAATTAAGTGCGGACATTGATTCAACCGCTTTTGACATAATCAAAATTGCAGCCGCAAAAGCAATTAATCCGGTAGAGCCCTTTATGAGTTTTCCAGAACTCTTATCCAGTGATTTAGCTGCGATGACAAGGACCGCGGCCAATGCCGCAATACCGACTGTTCCTTTTGCTACTCCTTCCCAGTCAAGAGATGCAAGATTTTTCATAGCAGATGATAGAATTAGAATAGCCGTAGCCATCGCAATCATTTGAATGGAGACTTTAGCCATTTTACCGCGGCCCATCGCCTTTTGAATAGCAATCATGGCGGCTGCAAGCTCAATGAAGAGAACTGTAATGGCCGTCAACGACGTTGATAATTTTTCGCTGTCAATAAGGGAGATAACAACAAGTGCTGCTGCTAAAATACCAATAGCTGAAGCTATCTTAAGTAAGGTTTTAGCTTTTAGACTACTCTGATAAGCTTCCAGAGAACCACGGACGCCGTCGAGAATATTCGTTATACCCTTAAGGAATCCTCCGGCTCCAGATGTAATATCAGTAAGCGAATTAATGAACTTCTTGATACCAAATAAAATAGTACCGAATAAGCCGGTGTTAATAAGATCAAGAATTTCATTAAACTCCATGTTTTCAACGGCATAGCTTACTTTATCGGCAAGAGCACCAAGAGCCTTTCCAATAATACTTCCGAGCTTTGCTACGATAGGAGCCACCCACTCAAGAACCTTTACGATTGCTTCAAATGCCGCTCCAAATATCTGCCCTAAACGAGTAAACGGACGTAAGCTTTTTTCCGCCTTCTCCGAAAACTCATCCAAAGGTCCCATATCGATAGATTTGAAACCTTGAAACGCTGATCCTATTCTTGAAATAGCGTCTTTAATTTTATCAGCTACTGTTGTAAAGATTTCTTGGATTTTCTCAAAAGCCTTACCAAATATATTTCCTGCTTCGGCAGTATCATGCAGTTTTACAAGTAAATCACCAAACCTTGCAGTTAGTTCTAAAATACCCCCAGCTGTTGGTCCTCCAAATAAGTTAAAGACTTGACCCGCCACTTTAAAAACAAATAAGAAAGCGTCTTTAACCATGTCGAGAACAGCGAATAAACCCTTGAATGTTCGCTTGATTTTATCAGCGGTATCGTCTCCTATTTTCAACTTCTCAGTGAACTCTTTTAGTCCATTAGTTAAGGAAAACAATTGTTTACTTGTCATTGGAGGAAAGATATCTCGAAAAGCTTCATGAATTGGTTTGATTATTTTTCCGAGGGCTTCGAAAGTATTTCTAAAAGACTCAATTAGATCAGTTCTGCCACCAAGGTCTTTCCACCCCTGAAGAAGTGAGTTTCTAGCATCAGCCGATTTGTTAATAAATCCACCAAATACATCGCTTATTTCAGTGAATAGTGCCTTAGCCTCTTCAAAGTCACCAATAATTATTCTCCAGGTTTGTGCCCAACCAGATTGTGCTGCTTCTTTAAGAGTATCAATTAATTGAGTAAATGTTTTAACTTTTGTTGCAGCGTCATTAGCCGTTTGACCAAGTTTGATTATTTCTTTTATTTGTTCGTCCGTATAACCAATTGCACGTAGTTCTTCTTCTGTTAATTCTCCAGTAAATTTAGCTAAGGTTTCAACCAATATTTGAGAACTTAACCAACCGGTCTGTAATGAGTTTCTAAATGATCCTTCTTTAGCAATTATTTCATCTATGGTAATACCATGAACTCTGGCGGTTTCAAGTAAAGCATCCTGGAAAATTTTACCGCCCATACCAGCATTAACAACTGAGTTCCAGTCTTGAAGTTTTACAGTACCAGCTGCTAATGCCTGTGATAATTGATACATTGCCACAGATGCTTGATGAGAATTCGAACCAGATAATGCTGCTAAGTTTGCGATACCTTTAATAGCTTTTACTGATGTTTCCAGATCAACACCGGCTGCTGTAAATGTACCAATGTTTCTGGTCATTTCGGTAAAATTATAAATAGTTTTATCTGCGTATAAGTTCAACTCGTCCAACGCTTTCATAACATCTTCAAGAGTTGAACCTTCCATTTTTACATTTGCCGCATCTGTTAATGCCTTAATCTTAGTATCTCTTTCAGCTTCTATTGCTTTAATACTATACTCTTGTCTCGCTTTTAAATTTTTAAGTGCTAAATCTTGTTCTTCCTGTAAGGCTTCAATAGTATTAGTATGTAGTTCTTGGAGTTGTCTCTTCTCCTGTTTATAAGTCTTTTCAAGTTCTTTTCTCTTTTCTTCTTGTGTTTCTTTAAGATTCTTTAATTGTACTTCATAAATATCATTCTCTTGTTTAACTTTTTCATCATATTCAGCTTTAAGAGCTGCTTTTTCAGCTTCATATTCGGCATTTATATTATCTTTCTGGTTTCTTAATAGTTCTATTTGAGCTTGTCTTTCTTTTAAAATTTGCTCTCTTCTTAACTTTTCCTCATATTCAGCTAAAGCTTTAGCAGCTTTTAGATGTTCTTTTTCTGAGGTTGCCTCTGCTACTCTCTCTTGCAGTTCCTGAAGCCTTTTCTGTTGTTCTTTTTGTTTGAATTCTTCTTCCTCAGCTTTTATTAAATCTTTGGTAGATTTTATTTGTTCATCTATGGCTTTTATTTTGTTATATCTTTCTTCATCTATGGCTTTTAATTTAGCCATATATTCTTCTTCGTATAGTGCAAGTTTTTCCCGATGTTGATCTTTAAATAATTCTAATTCCTCATCTAATGTTTTTGAGAGAAGCTCCCGTTCTTCTTGTTGTTTTTCTTCCAGAATATAAATTTCTTCTTGAGCAGCTTTACGAGCTTCCTTAATCTTTTTATCATAAAAATCTCTTGTATCTTCCAGTGATTTTTGGAGAGATTCTTTAGTAGCCTGGATAGAAACTTGGGTTTGTTCTTTTATCGATGTTATAGCTTGTTGATTTAGTTGCTGGCTCTTTTGTTGTGTATTCGCCAAAATAGTTTGAACTGCATTCATTTGAGTTTCATATTCCTGAAAACCAAGTTTGATAGGCTCTATTGTAAGCGAGGAAACAAGTCGCTTTCCGGCGTTAATTGCGGAATTTGTAATGTTTGTGAGGGCTGTTGTCGCCATGACTTCAAGAGCAGAGAATTTAGCATGTACAGTCTGAACGGCATTACTAAGTCCTGACATATCACAGTTTTTAGCGGCAGCGCTTACACTCTCTAAACCCTTAGAAGCTCCGGTAAAATTTAAACTTTGTTTAAGTTTATCAAGAGTTGACATAGAAGTTTTGACATTCTCTTCAAACTGCTTGTTGTCAAACCTCATTTCAACAACTCTTTGATCAATTGTTGCGCTCATGGCTTAGTAACCTCCCTCCATGCTTCATTTACGATTTTGTCAAAGATAGGCTGGATAGCAGGATTGATGTAATCTCGACCTTGTACCCAGCCACCATTTCGAGTTCCATGTCCATATTGCAAAATAAT